CAAGATTCCACCAAACGGAGGAGCGGGTATCCCACCACAAAAGGCTATGAAGATCTTGATGGACCAAAATAACATCCCTGTAATAGAGTTCGATAATAATAAACATCGAAAGCTCATATCAGAGGAGTTTTTGGAATGGAACGCACGCATGGATGCCAGGGCAAAGGAGATAGAAAACCCCTCGAAGCCCCCTGCGACCAAGGCAGCAGCCCCCAACAAGTTCGGTATTGGAACGATGGCCGAGACTCTCGCGAGGGTAAGGGATGTAACACCCCAACCCCCCCAAGAACCAAAACCATCGGCGCCAAAGGCGACTCCTCAGGCACCACCCCTTGAGGCAGCAACCAAGGCTCCCCAGACAGTCACTACAGCAAAAGAGGTAGCAAAGCCCCCTCCAAGCTTTAAACCGTCTGCTGGGGCCGCTAACCCCGCGGGAATGAAGGATTCTGCCAAACCCCCGCCACCGAAGGAGGCCGCTGCAAAGCAGCCGCCAAATCCTCCAGTGACAGAGAAGGCAGCAAGACCTCCCCAACCCCCTCCATCTCAGACCGTGTTGAATGGAGACTCCATAAACATCCTTAAAAAGGTGGATGGAGTCTGCTACAACTGTCATACCAGATTGTTAGATTTTGATCGGAATAGAGCGTCCGAAAGCGCCACGGGAACAGTCCTAAAAGAGGATATCACGGTGGCACATCGTCAGCATGTTAAGATCTTCTACAACAATCTGGATGATCTACGCGATCAGAAGGAAGACTGGGTTAAGAGGTTACAAACGGAGGCATTCGCCGGCACAGTTCATAAGATGTATTTATCCCGGAATATTGAAGCAAATCAAACCCCGGAAGTAAAGGATCTTAATTATGTGTTTATCAAGCACTATATCAAGTCTATTCCTGGAAATAACGCCCAGAAAAAGTCTGTTGATTTTGTGGTTGAAAATCGGGAACAATTCCACTTTGAAGGTAAATTCTCTAATCCTCGAAGTGCGCTTAACATGGCAAAAAAACTATTTTCATGTGGTTGCTTCGCCCGTAAGTACTTAGAGGATGGTAATCTATATGACCCCCCAACAATCCCACTTAAACTCCCCTTTGTAGGGAGTATTGAGAATGTTCTTAGGTCAGGCGATTTGAGAGAGATACCACTACCACTACCAGAAAAGGATGAGATAATAGAAGTCAGTCCAGATAAAGGAAAAGGTTCTGTCGGTGATCGCCTGGCCACTGAGGCCCAGGAAATCATGGGCAAACCAACCAAACAGGATCGACTGTACAAGTATCTTTGTCCAGCCCTGATAATATGGATAAGAAAGACCTTTGGTACTACCAGCAACTTTAACCCAAAAAAAATTAAAATGCTTCAAATAGCATTTACCAACTTTATGAAGGCAAAAGAACCGGTAGGTCAAATTGACACCTATGATTATCGCCGATACGATATGCCCTTTACATTGCAAATGCAAGGGGATTTCTTGGCGTACCTTAGGACCAATGTCTTGCTTAGAGACTGGAATTTTATGATGCTTCCGGAAAAGACGAAACAGGAATTAAATGCCAAATTTGGGCAGACAATTCCTGAATGGTTCGTGGCCGGATACCAACAGGCTACAAGTGCATCAGACTTTATCGACCTAGTTCTGGCCGAAAAGATCTCTGCTGTAAATGCAGCCGCGTTGAACTGTGCAACAGATATCCAGTTCATGACCTTGTTCCTGAATTTGCCGCTCTTAAAGACTATTGAGAGTAGACTACTCACAAAGCCGCAAGAAGAGCTTATCCAGAAAATGGGAAGGTGGGCCTACCAGCCCCCAGTTGGCCTAGAGGCCTATGGGGAATGGCAATTCCTAGACCTTTCCGAAAGGGAAAAATCTGAAGCAATTAAAACCGTGATTAGGATCTGGAACATTGCAAAGTATCATTTAGAAGAGTTAGCTAACAAACATCAGCTGACAATTCGAACATTACGTGCAATTGACAAGTATAAGACTGTGAATAACATGATCAAGGTCGTTAATGAGCTTGGTCAAGAAACCGGTCTCCGTACTATCAATGACCAGAACTTTTTACTTGGATACTATCCCAGCCTGAAGGGACCTATTAAGACTTGGCTTAAAAAGGAACCTACAAAATGGAATGAGAAAGTAGCCCAGCTTCAAAATGAGTTACCGTCTGAAATCGTAAAGACGTTGAATCAAAAAAAGAAGCAGGTCTCTAGAAAGGCCAAGAGTGCAGTTGAGCGTCGTGGGAATGGAGGAGCTGCGGGATCAAATGGTCCCAACCAAGCTCAACCCAATCCCACAGCTAATTCGCTTACCAATTTCCAGGAATACAGTGCGGGTTGTCCGAATGGAATCTGCGCAAGGTACTGGAACGGCGAACGCTGCAGAGGAGGCAGACTCATTGACCAAAGCCCAGGAGCAGCAAGAAACGGACCTCGTGAACCATGTAGATTCAAACATGAGGGTCCTGTATCCGCAGCCCCTAAACGCATGGCAAGAGCTGCACAACCAGGTGGAGTTGCTGGGCAGCCAAATCCTAACCCTCCACCCGCTCAGCCCGTGGATGGGCCTAGAGCGCCTAATAGGAACGGACGAGTGGATCGACTCGAGGCAAGCGTGGCAGAAACCAACGCGAAACTCGACCGAATCATCGCTGGAATGGGAGCAGCGCCTGCTGCAGCTAATCCTCCAGCGAATCCAAATCCTCCGGTCGCTGCTCAACCCGCCATCCAGGCGGCGCAGCCACAAGCTCAAGTTGGAATACCAGCAGGACAACAAGGGCAATACGTACCGTACGTTCCGGTACAACCTGCCCCGCAACCCGCTCAACCATACTATGCTGTTCCGCCAAGCTACCAGTATCAGAGACCTGACACATGGGTCAACGGACAGCGTTACGTACTCGCCAACTGAGGCATTTAAACAGGCCCAGCGAGGGGCCAATAATACCTCGCAATTGAATAAGAGCCAGAAAGACCACCTCAACCGAATACTAGACACCTATGTTTGTTCTTTACAGATCAAACAATTGGGTCCAGTTGCTGATTGTGTGAATACTCAACATTTAGACGCCGGCTTCAACGCCCCGTTTAGATACAGGTTAGGTGGAGGCGGGCGCCTAGCTAAGTGGACGAGAGAACAGGAGGAGGAGTTCGAAACTCTCACTAACCCCAAGGGGAAAGAGAAAGAGACTCCGTACCTGACTATCTTGAAAACAGTCTGGAGAAATCCTGACGGCTCCCTCGATCTGAGCTCTTCTAAAAATCAAAAACTCCTCGATTGGGCGGATGATTCAAGTACCGATCCGGACGAAAGTCCAGAAAGGGAATTAGTGATTCAACCGCAATCGAGGGAGGTTGCCCAAGCTTACCGTCGTATAGACCAATCCAAAGGGGAAGGCATCGCCTATATCTACTTTGGGGTTAACGATGATGGTTCGCTAGTGGCTGAAGAAAAGAAGAATGCTGTTCTAGGCTTCGCTCAAATTGTCTATAATGAGTACATACACGAACACCTTACGGTGGAAACGCAGTACTTAACACAGGCAGAATTTGTAGATGAATGTACTACTCTCGGAGGGGAGAATATCCCTGAGAATGAGAAGGACAACATCGAGTATAAGTCTACTGGAAGTCACAAGGTGGAAAAGGAATACCGGCAACATTTCATGATGCCGATGCCCCGGAACCCCAAGTGGAGAGCAATCCGGTTCACTATACAGCGAGAGAGTAGAAATCAGCAGGCTGAATTCAACTTACACGAGATTAAAGAACACTCGAACCCAATATACAACCGTAATTATAGGTACGTACGTGGAGTCGAGGATTTCGATAGTCCCATCTATAAGGTTTCCAAATACCGTGTTGCATGCTGGAGAAAGCCGGGGTTTAAACAACTCCCGCAGAAAATCCGTGACCAACAGGTATATGAAGACCGACAACGAATTGCAGCATTTCAAAAGTTTGGGCAGATAGTGGAGGCATACGTGACCGCAATGGTCTGCGCACGCCAACACCCCTCAATACCACTTGCAGCGATCCCGCCAAATGAAATTCCAGAGCTCCTTAAAACAGGAATGCTGGGTCACAAGGCAGGGTCTGAGCTCAGATGGTTAGACCTAAGCAATTATGACGATGCGCAATTTTACGGTGCAGTAGAGTATGCAGTGACGACGTTGCGGCTACACTTTGAAACGTGTGGCTTTGATATCGACCCTGTTATCTCAATGGTGAAGGAGATGTCCGGAGAACTACGAGCTCTATGGCAACACGGGGATAACCCGGGTAAGCCCAAGCTCAATAAACTCACCTATGACACCCTTGTTGCTCTACACTGGTCATCGAGGACAGTAACCGTTCTCAATGATTCAAATAGAATAACACTCCACTCTGCTGACCCAGACAGGGCCGCCTTTTTCACGGGCGACCTGTATATACCATCATATGGCCTCTGTCTTCTAGGTTACCTCGGAAGGTGTATGCCACGTCCCTCCCCCGACAAAGTCGAGGAGGAAACATGGAACACTTTCGAAAGGTTTAAGAACCCGACCTTTGTAACGCCCACCAGATTGGAAAGCGTCACTAATTGGGCCAGGACCTACTTCAAAGACATGCCGGACCCCGGCTCACTCGTACCCGAAGCCGCCGCTATGGGGGCTGGGCTAGAGTCGAACCGACGTAATGGTGGAATGATTCAGGCTGTTTCCTACTACTACCACATCTTTGTGGCAATGGCAGAGGAAGACATCCCGGATAAATATCAACACGTCAAAAACTGGAAAAGGCAGTACATCAACGACGAGTTTCATGAGGGAAATATCTCAAGGAAAATAACTGACCACAACACTTTTACGTGGTGCCTGTCGGCTGACATCCTAGAGGAGTACCGGAAACACGCGGTCGTCTGTAAGCGAGAACACTGTAATGACATTGAAGCCCACCTTCCGCTTATGCCTTTCGGGATTGCGGAGCTGGGTGGTAAAGTCCGAGTGCCATGTGTGACGTCCGGATTCCTCAATCTACTATGCCAACCAATTCGGAAGGCAATGTGGCTGAAGATAAAGAACGACCCACGATGTAAATTCCGGACCTCAGGCGCCACCAAAGAAAACTTCTTAAGGAAGTTCTTTGAGGAGCTAGAGGATGCGGACTATGTGCACTCTGGAGACATGACAGTAAGCACAGACAACTTCCCGTTTTCATTTATGGATGCCGTGATTAAAGGTCTACCCATTAGTGACTACTGGAAATCGTTGGCACTCCTATGTACCGGACCATTTAGGATTTTACCCCCAAATGAAGATACGGCACATGAGAGGATACACGCCATGTATGATAACCCAAATCGACACACCGATCACCAGGACCGGGACGTCGACCCGATAAATATCATTGACTCTAAGTTTGACCTGTTTGGATGCAAAATAGGTGAACCCGGAGAGACGATAGTATCGGTGCTCCCATTTAAAGAAACCCCAGAAGCTGTTGCAGATGACATCCAAGATGTACTAGATCAGAAAGCCTATTTCAACTCACTACCAAAGGCCGAAAGGCCCCAGCAGGTGAAGGAGGAATTCACAAACGTACTATCTAGACGTCCCGCAACCGTTCAATGGGATAAAGTAACTCTCGGATCTTTCGGCAATCAACCAACAGAAGGGTGGTACGCTAACCAGATCAAAGAGTTAAGGGAGAACTCACCAACATTATATGTAAAGATGGTAAAGCCGGAAACGACATTCGTGAAAAAGAAGGAACCCCCAGGCACATATGAGCTACTGCTCGGCCGAAGGGTGTTCAATCCACTCATACGTCCCCGACAATATGTGGAAGTGAAGATTCAGAAGGATAGAACTCAGGTCAGGTTCGCAAGCGACGATGATCTAAGATCTTATGTCCTAAAGAGACTTCTACGAGACCAGAGGAATGTTCGAAGGGTTCTTAAGCAGGCGGACAAACTAGCCCAAACCCCGCTCGAGAGACTCCAAGATCAATATATCACTGGACTTCCACACCATCTCTTGCCTAGAGCCACTCCAGGATTAGATAGGTTTTTGGATGCCGATATGGATCCAAACCATACTGAACCCGGTGTAGTACTAAGCTCAATTGAAGAAGTAACTGTCCAGTGGAAGGAAACAATTGACCCTAAACCAGACCGGGTGGGAACAAGTTACCCACCACAGAACTGGAAAGGATCAGTGCACCCCAGAAATAGAACACCCCTCGAAAAACTTCATGAACTTGAGAAATCTCAAGCCAATGTATTTTCGATGGGTCTCAAAAACCTGGACAGTATCGAACACGCCTATCTCTCCAAGAAAGGCCTACAGATGGGTACCTCTATTAGCATAGCTATGCTCTATAGTTATAACCTATACTGTGACCAATGGGCATCGGATCAGCCCGGAGCAAGAGGCAAATCACAATTATGTGGCGACGATTCAATGAGAGCAGGAAATCTGATCTACATCGACTCCTATAAACGTGTTGCTGAAGAGATGGGTTCGAAATTTTC